ATACAACCAATAGGTAGTGAAACTACAGGTATTATGTATAAGGTACATGGTAAGCTTAATCATGTAGCTACTGCTACAGGTAGACTTAGTTCTACTAACCCCAACCTACAAAACATCAGCAACAATCCAATAAAGACTGCCTTTGTATCTAGGTTTGGACCTAAAGGTAAACTTGTAGAGTTTGATTTTAGCCAACTTGAAGTAGCTGTACTTGCTCACATCACTAAAGATATGCAGTTGGTTACTGACATCAGTGGTGGTAAAGACATTCATTCTGAATTGTTCTTTGACATGAACAAACGTTACCCAGACGACTCTGAACGCAAGTGGTTTAAACGTCTTACCTTTGGTCTGATCTATGGAGCTGGTGCTACCACCCTTGCAGAGAATGCTGGTTGTGATTTTGGTGTTGCCAAGAAATTCATTGACACGTTTTACACCAGGTACCCAGCAGTCAGAGACTGGAATGAGATGATGTCCAGAACAGCAGATACTTTTGGTAAGCATGGGAGTAAAGATGCTGGGTATGATGTTACTAGGAACTGGGTACATGTCAGTGAGACAGGTAGGAGATACGTATTCAACGAGTACAAATCTACCTGGGGTGACAGGGAATATACGTTCAGTCCTACAGAGTTAAAGAATTATCCAGTGCAAGGTCTTGCTACTGGAGATATTGTCCCAATGATGTTAGGTATCTTGTATAGAAAGTTGATTAACAAGCCCCATGTGTACTTGGTAAATACTGTGCATGATTCTATAATGCTTGATGTACATGACGAAGTTCTTGATGAAACAATAAGGGAGGTGAGAAGCACATTAAACAACACGCATGTGTACTACCAGCAGACGTTTGGAATACCCCTAGCTCTGAAGCTAACAGCAGGAGCTCAAGTGGGCCTCAATTGGTTTTCTACTGAAAAGGTTTAAATAGTTATGGCTACAATGAATGGTGTCGTAGAAGAGTTGTCCCAGAAAGATGTAACCACCAAGTTTGGTGTCAAGCCAACCTACTCCATGAAGGTTAACGGTACGTGGATCAAGTGTGCTTTCAAACGTCCTCCCTGTAACGTAGGGGACACCGTACAGTTTGAAGGCAATTCTGGTACCTACGGTATGGAGGGTAAAGACATCATCGTAGTAACCCGTGCTGGAGGTACAGCTCCTCCTTCCTCAGCACCTGTGGTTGGTGTTCCTGTACCCACAAAGTCTTATAGTTCTGGTGCTGGTTCAAGGGTGTTTCCTATTCCTCCCTTGCATGGAGATCGTTCCATAGTTCGGCAGAATGCTTTGGCTAGAGCTACGGACATCTACATTGCATGTCGTGGAGGTAAACCCTTTGAGCTTGATGAGAACACAACCACGGTTGTTATTGCTGTTGCCCGTCAGTTTGAAGCTTACACTGCAGGAGATCTGGACTTGGCTGAAGCCAAAGCCGAGACTGCCGCAGAAGAAGCAGCACCAGCTCCTGCAGCAACGTAATGGAACCAATCAACCGTACTACCCTCCGGGAATACCTCGTTAAACTAAACACACAGAAGTTAGAACGGGTGTACTTGGAGATTTTTGCCATGCTGGAAGAGCGTGACCTGAAAGCTGTTACTAGGAACAACAAAAAGAAAAAAGAAGAAGTAGAACAGCAGCAACAGGAGTAGGGAAGGGAACCAGAGACCAGCCCGAAGGGGCTGAGGCTCTGGGTAAAGCTGGGTTAGCTTAGTTGGCAAAGCACCTGATTTGTAACCAGGAGAGCAGGGGTTCGATTCCTCTACCCAGCACCAACCACAACCAAAGAAAGGAAACATAGATGACTACAGCCCTTATAGACGCTGACATCGTAGCTTATCGTTGTTCTGCTAGTGCCGAGAAAGAAGAGCAATCAATAGCTCTGATGCGTGCTGACATCCTGATGAATGACATTATGGAAGCCACCAAAGCTACAGACTTCAAAGCTTACCTGTCAGGCTTTGGGGAAGACAGCTTTCGTAAGATCCTTGATCCTGTGTACAAGGCCAACCGTAAGGATGTGGTTAAACCCATCCACCTGGAAGCCTGTAAGCAGTTTCTAGTAACACACTGGAAGGCAGAGACTGTACGGGGTTACGAAGCTGACGATGCCATGGGTATGGCCCAGAAGGGGGACACCATTATCTGCAGCATAGACAAGGATCTCCTACAGGTACCTGGAAAGCACTACAACTTTGTCCGTAAAGAGTTCCGGGAGGTCACCGAAGATGAAGGACTCCGGGCCTTCTATACCCAGACTCTGGTTGGGGATAGGTCGGATAACGTATTTGGGGTAGCTGGTATAGGTCCAGTCAAAGCAGCCAAGGTACTAGATCCCCTCCTACCAGAGGAGTACTATAAAGCCTGTCTTACCCTGTATTGTGGGGATGAAGACAGACTACACAAGAACTGCAAGCTTCTGTGGATCTGGAGAGAACCAGATGGGGTCTGGGAACCACCCCAGAAAGAGCCCATGAGGGACATTGGAGGACTGGAACTATGACCAAGGCTGGGGAAAGAAGGGTATGGAAGGCTAAATACCGCTACTACAAGCGCATTATAGCCTTCAGGAGAGCTCAACAGGAGCTGGTGGCTAGGGTAGTACCCAATTACAGGGCAAACACTGTAGACGGGCTTCCTGGAAAGGTTTCTCCACCCACCAATCCTACCCTCCAATGAGCTACGGATTTGGGTTTAGACGGAAACCAGGTACCCCTGCCAAACCCCGTAGAAAGAGGGGTATCCACAGATCCAAGTTTGAAACCAGGTTTGATGCCACAGTCAAAGAGATCCTAGGAGTTACTCTCGGCTATGAAACAACGGTGTTGCCTTACGTCACCTCTCCAGAAAAGAGGAGGTATACCCCAGACTGGACAATCAAGCCTGGATGGTACCTGGAAACCAAAGGAAGACTGGATGCTGCAAACAGAAAGAAAATCCTCCTTATCAAGCAGCAGTACCCAACTACCCGAATCCTCCTCGTCTTCCAGAATTCTAGGGTGTTTATTAACAAGGGTAGTAAAACGCGCTACTTAGATTGGTGTGTCAAAAACGGGATAGAGTGGTGTGATATTAAAGAAGAAGAGAAGTGGCTAGGCTTTATTAAAGAAGCAAACCTAGCCACTTAGATGGATGCTACTAGTAACATTTAACAAAGGCTTAAAGAGCCGAGCCTTTTAAGCAAATACCCTAGTTCCAGTTTTGTCAATAATAAGGACTTGTTTTCTAGGTGTATCCCCCGGAACATTGGGTATGGATACATGAGTCCAGCTATCAAACTCCCGTATTAGCTGGTCATACTGAAGCTTAGAGCTTTTGACAATACGTACTACTTCATCAGGAGTTAGCCCTGGTATACGTATATCTGCAGCACAACCCAGTCTATGTTGGCTAGTGTCTTTAGATCCTACAGCATCGTTTACTTGCTTGGATCTATAGGCACTGTTTACCATAATTGGCTTGAACTGGAAGACTTCTTTAACCTCCTCAAGAAACATTGCAAGGCGTTTAAGATTACTAAGCTCTTTTTCATTGGGTATATTCTCCAGTTCTCTGTGGTCTGTATGAGTAAATTCCTCGTAAGAGAAATGGGGACTCAAGTTCATTTGTTGTTTGGATCAGCTTTAACCGCACCACCAAGACCCAGCGCAGCAGCTACCCCTTGAGCAAGCAGTTGGTACTGTGGAGGAATCATGGGTGCAGCAATCGCAAACACAACACCCAATCCTGCCATCGTAGAAGGTTCACCAAATCGTTTTTTAAGCCATCCCATGTCAATCTCCTTTTTTCTTCATGCTTATGATTTTCTCTAGCGTTCTGCCGCCAAAGTAAAAACTCATTATTAACATACCCCATTGTCCTAGCAATTGGACGTACTCTGAATTAACTTCAACCTTAGCCGCTGACAACCCAGCAAATACAAAATACCCCGACAAAATAGAAATTAATGTCATGGGGCGGATGTTTTTGGATAGCCAAGAATCGCTACCCATGTCGGCCTTTAACCTATCGGTCAATTCGTGCTGCTCTGCAACGTCAGCATTAAGTTGGGCAAGTTCCCCGTTCTGCTGCATCTCTAGCAGTTTCAGTTTCGCCTGTTCCGCCTGAGCGGGATCGGGGAAGAACTTATCAACCAGTTTGCTGCCGATATCAAGTATTGCGCCGAGAGGGAACATTATTTTTCGTTCCTTTTGTTGAACAACTCAAACAGCGTTTTAATCTTTTCTTCAATTACCGCTACACGCAGATCAATCTTGGACAGCACAATGATAAGCGTGATCAGGGCGAGAAGAATGGGCCAAGCCTTTAC